GCAAAAGAGCTTGGCGTAACTGATATTACTGATCCAAAACAAAACATTATGGGCGGAGCTAAATATCTTCGCCAAATGCTTGATAAGTATGATGGTGATACTAAACTTGCATTAGCTGCATATAATGCTGGTCCTGGTAATGTTGATAAGTATGGCGGCATTCCTCCATTTGCTGAAACGCAAGACTATGTTAATAAAGTGCTTGGTAACTTAGATCAAGGCGAAAGCTATTACGGCGGTAGCGCTGATAAAACTATTGAAACCATATTAAATCATCAGCGAGCGGTAGCTAATGCGGCTAAAGGTACAACAAATGAGAATGTTGACCAATCGGTTAAAAATGAAACTGTTAATGCACAAGCTAATTCCGATACAGTTAAAATAAATGCAGCTAAAGCAGTATTAGACCATTCGGATAATAAGCGTTCTATGGATCAGAAAGATACTGAGCTCGGTCTTAAAGGACAAGAACTCCTAGTTAAACTTAAAACTGAAGGCACAACTACAAAACAAAAAGACCTTGATGCTGCTGAAACTGAAATGACTGCATTGCAGGATCAATTTGGCGGTGAAGACGCATTCTTCTCTGCAGACCTAAGTGATCAAAAAACTTACAATAAAGCTATGCGTAGCGTCATTAAAATTGAACAACTTACTAATACAGCGCCTTCTGAAGCAGATAAGAAAACTATTACTGATGTGCGCCAACTTATTGCCCTTGGTGATCCAGCTAAGGAACTTACCGGTTCTGAAACTGGCTTGCTTGATAGCACTCTTGGAGATATGGAAAAGTATTTCCAAGACAATGTAAAAGGAACTGAAGCTAAATCGTCATACAATGCTTTCCGTAACTCTGTACGTAATGCACTGTTTGGTTCTGCTCTTACAGAAGCTGAGATTAAGTCGTTTAATGATGCATATGGCACATTAGGTCAGAAACTTGGTCCTGTACTTGAGATGTTCCAGACATCACTTAATCAAGTTAACGCTAAGCTTAACAGCACAGCAGATTTGATGAACCCATATTCTGCTAAAGTACGTCTAGGTGCAGACCAAGCTAGGTTACAGAAAATACAGGGCGCTTTGCAAGAACGTATTAACTATATTAAAGGTATACAAAATCCTGAGCTTGCTGCTAAGTCTACAGAAGAAAAACAAGCTGGACTAGACACTATATTCAAAGGTAAGTAAATGAAAACCGATGTTGTAACGCTACAAGATACTTTTAAGATAGGTTACGAAGCTTATGAGGACTCACGCATTGAGGCTCAGGAGATACTTAACTTTTTTCATAACAGGCAATATAATGAGAGTCAACTAGCTATACTTGCTAACCGTGGCCAGCCTGCTGAAACGTTCAACATTGTTAAAATGTTTGGCCGGCTTATACTTGGTTACTACTCTACTGTAGTTAACACTATTAAAGTTGGACCTACACAGATAAATGATATTCTTACTTCATCACTACTTAATGATGTTGTTGATTTTACTATGCGCTCTAATCACTTTGAGACTGAAGGCGACAAAGTAAAGCTTGACGGTATACTTCAAGGTCTTATGTGTGTTTACATTGATGTAGAAGACACTAAGAAGCGAGACGAGTTTGGTCGCATTATACGCCGTATCTCTATTTCGCATACACCTGCTGAAGAAATAGTTCTTGATCCTATGAGTACTCTTGAAGATTACTCAGATGCTAGATTTTTACACCGCTTTAAATGGATGTCTGAGGAACAGTTACGTGAACTAATACGTAAGTATTTCAGTAAGCAAAAAACTGATGATCTTATTAAGCGTCTGGAGTCATACCATAACCATCTTAATATTGATGAAGCAGAGTTTGAGAATAAGTACAACACTCAATTTGATGGCTACTTTAAACGTTATGATAATTATCTAGTTGTTCATTCAACGGTAATTGATGACGATGGTGATGTATGGTCTGTATGGTGGTCTGCTGACGAAGAGCTTGGCCGTGAAAAAGTAACTTATAAAGAAGTACGTTTTCCATATCGTGTGCATAAGATTCATACGTCTAATAAAACTGAATACTATGGTCTATTCCGTGAGCTAATTGAAACACAGAAAGCTATTAACCAAGCTTTGCTGAAGATACAGCTTATGGTTAATACTCAAAAAGCTTTTGTTGAAAATGGTGGTGTAGAAAACCTTGCAGCATTTACTGACCAGTTCAACCGTGTTAATGCTGTTATACCGGTTAAGTCACTTAAAAAAATTAAGATAGAAAGCTTAACACGTGAAGTCATTGATCAGTATACAGTTATTGACAAAGCACTAGATCGTATTCAACGTGTCCTAGGTGTTAATGACAGCTTCCTAGGTATGGCATTTGCTTCTGATAGTGGACGTAAAGTTAAACTGCAGCAAAATGCCACTAGCTTGGCACTTCGTTATGTGTCTGTTCGTATTGAGCAATTCTACCGCTTGCTAGGTTGGGATACTGTTAATCTTATCAAACAATTCTATACAGCTACACAAGTTCTTAAAATCACTGATGAAACAGTTGGTGATCGCTGGATTATGCTTAATAAGCCTATGCAGCGTTGGACAGGTAAGATGGACGCTAATGGCCAACCAATAATGGATTTGGTATGGGAAGAAGTGCTTAATCCTGCATCTGGTGAGCCTGAAATTGACGCTGAAGGCAGAGTAGTTATAGCTCCTATACCAACTGCTGAAACTGAGATAGCATTTACTGAAGTTGACCTAGTTATAGATACTGTAATTTATAACGACGAAGATGAAAAGAACCAACTTATGCTTGAAACTATATTGCAAGGCAATATAGGCCAACTACTATCTCAAGCTAATCCAGCTGGTTATTTCAAAGCCGCTGGCTTGGCTGTTAAAACTATGAAGACCAAACATAGTATTGACATAAGTGAAATACTTGAACAAACAGCCGCTATGATAGCTCAATCAGGAGGAGTAGCTGCTGTTGGTTCAGCTCCACCAGCTAGTGAACAACCTGGTAGTGCTTCTATGAAACTTCCACAGAATACTAATGAGGACGCATAATGGCTGAACTTAGAGTAACAGTACGGCCATCAGATGGCAAAGGCAAACCACGGGAGATGATGTCTGCCGAGGAAGAACTTGCTTCGGACCCAGTAATAGCACCTACTGGTGATATTACTAGCAATGGTAGTTCTGTTGCACCTGAAGTAAACCAGCAGGCCGTTAATCCTACTCCACCAGCTGGAGCTACTAGTACAACACCTCCACCTATGTCAGTAGCCGCTGACAACTATTCTAAGATACAAGAAGCACTTGGCCAAGGTTATAGCCGTGATGAGATAGCTGGTTATATATCTCAAAATCTTGGCGTAAACGCTGACGAAGCTGATAAGCAAATTATTGAAAGTGTTCAAGACAAAATTAAGCAAGCTAAGGCTGCTGGCTATCAAGATAATGACATTAAGAACTACTTGATACAAAACAAATATGATGGTAGCATTATAGACAGTGCTATGAAAGGCGCTGCTACGCCTAAGCCATGGAAGAAATATGAGTTTGATCCAAATACTAAAGCTGAAGAAGCAATGGATGTTGCTGATTTGTATAAAAATATTCATAGCAAATATTCTACTATGGGTAAGCAAGTACTCGGCATTATGGATGAGCAAAAAGGTATTGAAGCTCGTCGTGATATTAATAGACTTAATGCATCACTTGCTGCTAAGCTTAAAAAAGATAACTTTGACGCGTACATAAATCCTACTACAGGTGATTTGATGATGCGCGATGAAAATGGTATGGAGCAAGAAGTTGATAGCAGCTTTTTGAATGACCTGTATAATTCTAAGGGTGAGCTCGCCGGCGCTATAACTGGCGGTATATATGGTGCTAAAGCTGGCGCTAAAGCTCCAGGCCGTACTAAAGCTTTTGCAATACCAGCAGCTACTGTCCTAGGTAGTATGTTAGGCGCTGCTGCTGGTAAAAGTGCTGACATGGCGCTTAATTCAATGATTATTAAAGAAGACCTTGAAGCTTCATTGTATGCTACTCAAATGAAAGAAGCAGCTATATTTGATGGTGTAGCTGGTGTACTAGGCGCTGGCGTTATCAAACTTGGCGCTAAAGGCGGTCGAGGCATGATGCGTGCTTACGACTTTGTTGTAGCCGGCAATTCTAAAGGTGCATATCGCGCATTGCTAGATAACATGAACATAACTGATGCTCAAGCTAAAGAATTAGTTGAGCAATGGGAAAAACTAAATAACAAAGTTGCACCAGGAGCAGGACCAGAAGAAAAAGCTATTAGTGTTGTTACATCTACACAACAAGGTGCTGAGGGATATGCTCGCTATGCAGCTGCTACTGATCCTAAGCTTGCCACGTCTGTTATTAGTTCTATTGATGCACGTGCTAAAGGTCTTACACAAGCTATTGACAATATAGCTGATGACAACGTTGGTGCATTAGTTCGTGAAGATTTGAAGACATACCAAAAAGATGTTAAAGACTTCTATGGCTTAGTTAAGGATCAAGGCGCTAAAGAAGTAAATGGTACAGACTTTAGGTTTGACCTTGAGAAACTTGCTATAGAACCTGTACTTAACAATATAAGCAAAACCATAGCTGATCCAGCACGTCGGGAGTCTTTTATAGCTTATGCAGCTCGTATTGAGAATGCTTCACAGGATCGCACATTTAGCGGCTTAGTTGATCTACGTCAAGCTGTTAATGACTTTAAATATAGCAAAGTCAAACTATCAACGCCTGATCTTGAAGCTTTAAACTCTGTTCTGACACGCATAGACGGTCAAATTGGTAAAGCTGCTAAAGAGTATATGACTGATGGTAAGAAATGGACAGCAGACTTTGCTCGTGCTAAGACTGAATATGCTCGTATGAAGCAACTTGAAGCTAATACATTGTTCAAGCTTATCAATCGTAAAGGTGCTACTGAAGAAGGTATTCAAAAAGCATTGTCTAAATATGGTACTGACAAAGACGTTGATGTTGAAGTATACAACGCTATTGCTGAACGTCTATCACCTAAAGTACGCGCTAAAGCTGAAGGTGCACTAATACGTAATATGACAAACAAGTATACACTCGGCGAGACAACAGACCAACAAGCTATTCACTTTCCAGCACTAGCTGAAAGCTTGAAAGCTGTTAATATAGTAACACCTGAAGGACGTAATACTGTGCAGGCTATTAATGACATAGCTAAAGTATTCCGCAATGATGTTAACCTGTCTAAAGTATCTGGTAACATTGCTGTACCTAAATTTCAAAGCTTTTTGACTACTGATCCAGTTATGCGTGTTAAGTACGAAGTAGCAAGCCAAAGCTTTAATGCTATTAAACGATTTGTTCCTGGTAAGAAAGCTAATAATCTAGCTTTGCTTCATAAAGTCGAAAAACTATTGCAAGACCCTATGATGTCTAAGTCAGCTGATGACCTAGTTAATGCTATGCCTGTTCCACAACAAGCTGAAATGCGTTCACTAGTTAAAGAGCTTCAAATTGAGACAGCTAAAGCTGGTCCTAAAAAGCAACAAGATTTTGTAAAAATGTATAAGCAAACCACATCAGGTAAGCTTGCTGTTACTGAAGGTAAACTTGGTAAAGGCGTATACCTAGTTGATAGAGTTAAAAACCCTAATCCTGTAGCTAAGGTATTACCTTATGAAGTTAACATGTCTCGTATGGCTACACCACAAGATGTTGGCGCATTACTTGGTCGTGAAGTAACAGACAAAGAAATGGACGTATTTACTGAAGTTAATATGCCTGATTTACATCGTAAACTTGCTGAAAAAGGCTTCCTAGGTATTAAAGTAGGCGACAAAGCTGTACTATTCCCAGATAGTGTAGTTGGTACTAGCATTCCTAAGTCTATGCCAGCTAAGCTTAGTAAAGAAGCATTAGGTAATACGTTTACTGAAGAACAACAAGCATTGCTTAAGTATAGAACTAATTTAGGTTATGAAACTTTTTCTGACACTACGCAAAGGAAGTTATCCTCTACTGAATACAATAGCCTTATGAAAGACTTGGCTAAGGCTAAACCTGGTTCAGAAGAGTTTAATGACTTAGCTGAATTCGCGCAAGAAGCTATACCTATTAGTAAAATGAACAAGGTATTGTCAGAAATAGCTAAACCGTTGCCAGAAGACATGGTTGTGTATAGGCTACCAGGAGCTTACGCAGGTAAAGATGCTGATAAAGGTTTATGGGTTTCTACATCAGACAGTTTAAAACGATATGCTAAAGATGAAATAGCTGATGGCACTGCTGTTAAAAAATATAAGGTACGTAAAGG